CAGTCCTTTTTGATGAATCAAGGAAACTATTGTAAGTCCCTTTAAACTTGCCTCCCTGTGTAATATTGCTCATTTGTCCTAATATATCATTAAGTCGTTTCTGTTTTTCCATGATCTTTTCTCTAACAACATTTCTGTTCAACTCTAAAGTATCTCTTGTCTGCGAACTTTTAGCGTCTACTATCTTTTTATTGAGAGAATCTAGTTCGGATTGGAGAGAATTCAAGTTTGTAATAACATTACCATAATCTTTCTCTTTTTCTTTTAACTCTTTTATAAACTGATATTTTACTTCTTCTTCTTCCATATAATCCGGATATGTGTAATCATTAGTTGAATCTCTCTTTGCTTTGTTGTCCATTGTATGATCATCAAGAGTTGGCTTGCAATTGTTCCCGCTTTCACATTGCACTGCACCATATTCTTTTGTATTTGATTCAGAACCACTCATATAGATTATCTAAATATTATTATTTGACCATAGTATCTTCTTTAGTGTTTTATAAATAGTTTCTAATATACCTAGCAATGGTTTATATATCTTATACAAAACGTAGGCTGAAAATACGCTCATGAGCGTATATGACACTGGTTTAGAGAGAAGCTCTGGCTTAAATATCAATATTGCGAAACAGATAAATAATGTCAGCCAAAATGTATATTTGAATGTGTGACTAATAGATTCTTCGGCCTTGCTCTCATCCTCAACTACAGTCTGTTGATATTCTCTAACACTATTGTTAAAAGATACAACATTGCTGTCTATTTCTTCCTGCTTCTTACCAATTTTCTCTATTTGATGTTTTGAAGCTTCTATGTTCATTCTAGCCGATTCCATGGCTGCTGATCTCTTGTCAAGTAGACTTTTCATTTGAACGGATAAGTATAGCAGTTCTTTTTCTTTCTCGTTTCTCAGTCTTTTATATTCATTCTTATTCTTCATCATTTTTTTTCTTATTGGAGCAAAGTTTTTCTGACTTTGTGCTAACATCTGGTTTTCTGCCATATCAACCGTATTATCGCAATAACCACTTGAATACTTAACTGTTTCAGGCGTCAATACGCTCTTATTAAGTCCGAATGTTTTGTCCAATGCATTATTGATACGTGGAAGGTCAAACATAGTTTTTCCTATAACAGAATTAGGCTGATTGCATGTTATATTTTTACCAACTTTATCAGTAGGTATGTTAAAACAATTACCTCTTACTATTTGTGTTCCTTTCTTAATCGTACCAAGATCCATCTCTATTGGTGAATTGCCAAATATCATATAGAGCCATCCCAAAACACCACCTCCATGCTTTGATAACGCAGTATTTGCTTCTGTGTTCATAACTAGATTTCTATTAGCATCATTATATTTACTCCCTTGTTCAAGTTGTTTATTTATAGAATTTATTGCACCGTCCATATCAGCATAAAGCCACATACCACAATTTTTATCGTCTTTGCACATATTACCGCATTCAATAGAGTCTCTAGTATAGAAAGGTATTATCTTATTATCTGTCTTTATAGAACCAAAATTATCCAATTCTTTCCTTACCGATGGGTCAAAAAAATCTTGAAACTTTATCTGACTTTCTTGTTTATTGGATGAACAAACACCAGAGTTATTGACACATGTTCTATCTGAACCATCTATGTTCATTAATATCCCCTTTCTTTGGTATTTCTTTATCTGATCTAGTGGTATACCTTGATTGAAATTATAATTCAACTGGTTAAGCTCGTTAACTTTCTGTTGGTATTCTTTCTGGAGACCTAGTAACTTTATAATAATATCATATTTTGCAGGTCCATCGTCTAAATATTTCTCTGTTGTTTCATCATATTTATCAAATGATTCTATGTTTTTTAATATCTCTTGTTCAATAGTCATGTATATAATTTACTTATAAAAATATTGATCTATAATAAGTAAATTAAATATAGTGCTTCTGATTATTTAGGTTATTCAAGTAGTAAAGAATAGAATATAAAACAAACACCAAAAATAAAAGAGCTAACACGTTTGTAATCTTGTCGCTGGACTGTGAAGATATTCGCATGGTTACGAAAATAATCACTATAGCGACTAATATCCACACTATGTATCTATAGTATCTTGCATTTAAAACTAAGGTAGCATCTTCATATTGACCATCAATACTATATAGTTTAGTCGCATTATCATGAACAGTATCATGAGAGACTGACAACGAGTGAATATATTTCTTTTCATGTTTTTTCGCTCTATCTAGTCTTCTCTCTAATTCATTGTTTTCCATGTCTAGTTTATTCATCTTCTTGTTAATGTCATCCAAGATTTCATCGTTTCTTTTATTCATCCTCTTGGCAGCATCCGCATCGCTCTTAATCTGCTTGCTTATCTTGTCATCATGCTCTTTGTTGCTCTCTGTCTCTGCGACATCCCCTTTATTTGAGCGCAACTTGTCACTAGTAGCCGCATTATTCAAGGTTGCTGTATTAGATGCGATCTTTTCCGCTTTATCTTTTATCTCTTTTGCTGTTTTGTTTTCAACATCTTGATTTTCGTCAAATCCTTCCATTAAAGGAAACATATTTCCAATGGTATTGAATGATTTTTTCAATGCGTCATACTCCTTACCCTGATTTTCCACAGTGGACAACACATACTCTTCGTTTGGTGTTAATCCTCCCATATTTTTGTCTACAGTTCCGGATACCATGTATATATATTTATCAATATTATTTCATCTGTTGTTTTATGATATAAGCCATAATGCCAATCCCTCCTAAAAGATATATTATGCGAGCTATTTCGTATCGATAACGAATTGTATAGTCATGAATTAGAGTTGATCCTGCATAGTTCTTATCTTGCAGTTCATTAGACTCTTCTAGGAATCCTTTATACTCATCTTTGGAGTTTTTGATCCTATTTACATCGTCGTGCATACTTTTGTTTGTCTTTTTGATATCAGCACTTACCTGTAAAAAAATAGTGTTTAGCTTAGTCATATAGGAACTAATCTTATCTTCTATAACTGTCTGGGCTGCATTATTCTTTCCCACTTTAGTCTCAGCATATGCTTCAGGATAATGCTTAAGAGCATTCTCAAAATCTGCATGAATTGAGTCTATTTTTTCCATATAATGTTTGCTCTTATCTGTTAAAAAATCTTCTTCTTTTGGCATATATATTTAATACATATAAATTAAAATTATATAGGACAAATTATATGTATTGATTTAAATACAAATCCTGTAAAACAGACTTGTTATTGCTGTCTTACTAGGCCTAAGAATATTACATACTTCTCCCGGTTTCAACAATATCGCTTGGGCTACAGGGTCAAATCTAGAAATTTCAGGAATCTGCACGAGCTCATCCTGAATCTTGTAAGAAGTCAAGAAATCATTCTTTTCTTCTTGTGTCAGTTTAACATGCTTTGGGACTTTTTCATGATTAAGAATATTAAACTGTAGACGCTGGATATTATACAATATGATAAAGATGCCTTCGTTTTGCCAGAAGTCCTGCATGATGTTGACTAATGTATCATTCGGTTCGTCCTTAATGATAATAATCAATGTATCACCTTTTTTAAGAATTTTTTCTAAAGTATACAAATCGTCTACATACTCCTGGATATATGTTTGGCGTATTGTTTTGCTAAGATGATATTTGATATAGACTTTTTCTTCAGTTGATTCTTTCTCAACCAACATGTCTAATTGCTTGTTTTGTAAAAGTGTACTTACCTCAGGAAGAGTAAAATCTTCATAATCTTCTGTCGCAAATCCTTGTTCTTTTAATAGTTCCAAAATTACTTGCCTTGACTTGCTGACTGTCTGAACAAATTCACTTAAACCGGCTGTCGTCATTAATATATCAATATATGATAATTATTTATTTCAATTTTATAATTTTTTAATTACAAGTTTTTTACCGCCTGCGAATGGATCTACATCTGACTCTTTCTTGTTTTCATCATCCTCTTCTGGATCATTTGTGCTTAGCACTTCTTTTAGTCTCATTTCTTCTTCTGCAGGAGTTCTTTGTGTTGGTATAGCCTCTGGCATTGCCGGCGACACTACTTGCTGAGTTGGTACACTTTGTGGAGAAGTGCCTTGAGAAAGAGGAACAACTGGCATAGCTGACATTACCGGCATCATAACAGCAGCTGGCATTGCAACCTGCGGAGTCCCAACCTGAGGCGATTGGGACGGGCTAAATACAGGTGACACTCGTGAATAACTAGGTGACGTGACTGGAATTGGAGACTGAGGAGACTGAACACTCTTTTCTTGAATATCAGGAAAAACATTAGTAACAGGACGATCCACCTTTTCACCTGAGGGTGGTGTGGCGAATGGATCATCAAATGGAATCTCAGGTGTTTGTTCTTGGACTTCAGTAACATCCGTCGGAGGCGGCACAGCGCTATACATTTCCTTCGGAGGTGGCTGAGAGCTCTGCATTCTTTCAGAATCTCTTGAATCGCTGTCTAGATCTGACACCGTTGGAACCTGAAGAGTCTGGTTATTTTCCTTAGATTTTCTCAAGCTTTCACTATTGAGTTGAATTATTTCCTGGGCTGTTATTTCACTTACACTCATAAGTTTATTAACATTATCAGAAAATGATAGATTTGTTAGTTGCTCTACATTATCTTCAGTAATTATTCTCATCTGAATGTTCATTGTTAATAATTCTTGCATCAATAACTTAAATGCATATGGAATTCTTACGATACTGAATGATCTTCCGTATTTGCTGACATTCTCAATATTCATTGTCTCTTCTAATGATTCATTGAACTTGATTGGTCCATCTACCATAGGACTTAAGAATAGATTTAATGTCTCATTATATATTGCAATAGTTCCAGACTTATTGCATACAGCCATATAGTATTCATCGCCTCTTACCATCAGAGATTCTTCTAAGAACTTCGCAGCACCATGTGCAATTATACCATCCCTTTCCATTTCACCTATACGAAGACCTCCATCATTTGCGCGTCCTTGAACCGTCTGTCTTGTTAATACTGTTCTTGGTCCTTGTGCGCGATAATTTATCTTGTCCTTCACCATATGTTTAAGTCTCATATAGTATGTGGGTCCCATAAATATTTGCGTCTCCATCTGTTGACCAGTATGACCATTATATAGTATTTCGTTACCGCTAGAATTGTAACCAATCTCTGTCAGTAATTCACCAAATATTTTATGTTTGGGTCCTTTGTTACTGAATGCTGTGCAATCACCAAAACCACCATACATCACACATGCCTTACCCATCAATGTTTCTACTAGCTGACCTATAGTCATGCGCGATGGAAGAGCATGAGGGTTAACAATAAGATCAGGTTTTACACCTTCAGCCGTGAAAGGCATATCTTCTTCCGGTATAACCAGACCTATTGTTCCTTTCTGTCCACATCTACTACAAAACTTATCACCTATTGCTGGTATTCTTTCCTCTCTTATACGGACCTTTGCCAATCTGAAACCTTCTTCACCATCCGTTATGAACGACTTATCTACAAAACCTAACTGTCCCTTCTTTGGAAACACAGAACTATCAAGCGACTTACTCACATCAGAGAGATTTGTAGTTACCTTACCAATAATTACCTTTTTATCATCTAATGGCGTGTTTTCCTTTATCAATCCATGTTTATTCAAAACACTATAGTCATATCCTGGTCGCAGTCCAACAGTGTCTTCAGATTCAATATTTGTGAAGTGCGAGTCAACAGTATTGCCCGCAACCTTTGAGCTTTCTTCACGGCTCTCATACATATTAAAATATGTAGTCCTGAACATACCTCTCTTGATAGAACCTTCATTAAACAAAATAGCATCTTCTACGTTATAACCACCATAACACATAATTGCAACTATAGCATTCATGCCATACGGATGCTGTTCTTCATTTATATACTGAAGATATCTGCTCTTAACTAGTGGCATCTGTCCACAATTTAATACCACACCCATTTTATCAATTCTAGTCTGGTAATTTGAGTGATATAGAGAGACAGCTTGTTTACTTTGACCGCATGAGAAAAGATCACGTGGTAGCTGATTATTCTCTGGGAAGACGATCTGATTTCCCATAACACCAAAAATCAATGATGGATGTATTTCCATGTGGGTGTATGGCTTGGCCTTTATATCATCAATACTCATCGCAATGAGCGCTGATTCTTCCTCAGCAGAGTCAATAAACTCAATTATTGCTTTCTTAGAGGTCAAGTCGTCTTCCTTGATACCAGGGTATAGTTCATCAGGTTCATATATTTTACAACCATCTACTTGAAATCTCTCGTCTGCTTTTTTTAAGAATCCTGTTATCAGATCATTCCAGGTGAAATCTCTTTCTTTAATTATTTTCTCAAATGGAACATAACTAGGGACATCACCATTCATGTAGAATATAGGTCTAGTAAGTCTGCCTGCATCTGTGTATATGAATATCTCGTTACTTGTCATGTTCCAGTGACAGCTTAAGTAGACAGGTAGCAACGCCAGGTGTCTGAAAAACTTTATCTTTCTCATAACAAACTCAGGGTTGTCTAGAACACCTACCCATGATCCATTTACGAATATCTTGGTGCACTGAGATATGTATTTGGTTGAACATTCTTCAAGCAACTTCATGCCAGTATTTATGCGCATCCAATTGATCATCGGAACCCCTGAGCAATTGTTTGTTATCTGGGTGGCTATTGCCATATGTTTATGAAGACCAACATTTCCACCATCAGGCGTATCTACCGGATCAATTATACCCCATTGAGAGTTGTGTAGTAAATGCGGTTTGACAATCTTTGCACTTGCTTCTAATGGTAAATTGATCTTCCTTAGATGAGAGATTGCAGAGTTAAATGACAACCTGTTCAGGTCTTGGACAACACCAGGTTTCTTTGTATGAGCTTCTGAGCCCCAGTCGCCTTTGAACCCTTTTTTGATTCCAGTCTCTACAATTCTCTCTTTAAAGAATTCCCTATAGTTATTTTCTATGAGACTAACAAAGTTTTTTTGATACTGATCAACGTGATAATAATATTCCTTGTCTATTTTTAGATAAATATTTCTTTGTTGAAGAGTATAGTATTCCTTGAATAGATCATATAGTAATGTTCCTGGGACTTCTACACGTTTATACTTGAAACTATCTCTATCAGTGGCTTTTTGATTTTTAGTAAATACCATAAGAAGATTGTAGACCATATACCCTACAAAATAAGCCTTCTGCTCAAAGTTAAGCTCACCCACATTTGGCAAGAAATAGTTCATAAGAATTTCCATCACATGGGGAACTGTTTTACCTTTTGTGAAAGTCGCAATATACTTCAAGGCTACATCTTGGTTGAATACCCTTCCTGCGTCATGGATGGATGGTATAAAAAGATCCATGTAGTCTTTATTCTTTTCCAAATCCAGAAGACAGTATTCAATGATCTTTTTGTCAGACTCAATACCAAGAGCTCTCATCAGAATGAACAATGGAACAGGCTTACGAACATTCGGAACATTGACCACTATTTGGTTATTTGTTGAGGATGGCGTTGGTGCCACAATTCTTATAGACATCGTTCTAATTGGCTTTGATGCATCTTCAGATACAGATCTAATTTCAGCCGCATGACTATATATATCATTGACACTGTCCTTAACATAGAGCATATTGTCTGCAAACTTCTCCTGACATATAATCGCCTTTTCCTTTCCATCAATGATAAAGTAACCGCCTCTATCGTTCTTACACTCTCCCATGTTAAACCTTATTTGTGGCGTAAGTGTGTTCAAAACGCAATACTTGGACTGTAACATAATAGGAAAGCGTCCCAAGAATATCTGATCAAGCGTCAACGTATGTTCCAAGAACTCACCAGTTGCACCTTTCATCTTAAAGTCAACTACTACATCATAGTGTATCGTGATGCCATATGTCATATTTCTTAGACGCGCCTCATTCGGATACATAAAATGTGCTTTCTCATCGTCATATATGACAGGCTTTCCATAGTAGAGTAGATCTCCATCTTTACCTCCTAAATATAAATTACATTGTAGTCCAAATTCTTTTGTATCAGGGTCCTGCTGTTTCATAATCTTGATCGGATTTTTCTCTCTAAAAATTTGTTGAATTCCATTGTTCAAAAAATCATCATATGAACTTAACTGATGTTTAACTAAATTATGAGGATTGTCTCTGAAATATTTGTCAATAATATTCCACGGGTCTTCCATTATATACTTTATTATATACTATTTTTAAATAATATATATCTTAATAATCATATCAAGATATAAATTTGGTTACTCTTACATATATAAGACGATAACTTATTTAAAGATCTATAGTTCTACTATTTTCCGTCTATAACATCCAAAGGTTTAAGTTGTAGACATCATTCAAGTAAATATCTTTAAATGTAATACTTAATCAAGGCCAATGTCTTTTAAAAAGGTATTGGCCCCTCCTGCGCCTCATCCTCCGCCTCTTTGGCGTCGTTTTACACGACGGGTTTTGCGCATATGATGCTTTTTTGCAGACTTTGTTCGGCGCCTCTTTTGAGGGCGACCTCTCGTTCGCATACGTTTATGTTTCATTATAATATAAATTAATATAATTATATTATAATCTAAATACTTAGCGTCTGCGTTTGCTGACGCCGCATTTCTTCATAGAAATTGGCAAGCAGCAGCGACCAGATTTAAACTTACGCTTTCTGTTGCCACGTTTCTTGCGAGAATTACAAGTCTTTGCTTTGAAACAGCACCTGCCGTTTCCACCTGCTACGGGGGCTATGGCGGCGGCACCACCCAGAATGCTTACGGCTGGATTGCCGCCACACTTTCTGCGCGTGCCACCTCTTTTCTTTCCTGAA